GTGATACTGGCGGAGGACCACAATGAGTACTGCAATAAATTTACCTAAAGTAACTACCAGCAATGATAGTGGAGATCAAGTTAGAAGTTTCTTTGATCGATATTTTCAACATCAGGTCACATTCCCTAGTAATCAAATAGATGCAGTTTTGGGATATTTTTTAAAACGGGGATTCCAGGAAGAAGCTGCAAAAAGTACAAGTATTGTTTTGCTAAATCAAGCTCGTATAGACAACATTCCAGTATTTCAATTATTAGATACACTTAAAGGTCTTACTGATTCTCAGCTAAGTCAAGTTGTTACAGAAGTACTAAACATATACCGAGAGAAATCTTCGACACTGGGTTTCAAGATTATACAAACAGAAGAAACCATAGAAAGTCGAAATATTAAACCGTAATGAGTCGATTTGCTCAAGGTAAATTTATAATAACAAACCCGGACAAGTATGTAGGAAATAAAAGCCCAACATATCGCAGCTCTTGGGAATGGCACTTTATGCGATTTTGTGACCAAGATCCTCGCATAATGAAATGGGCCAGTGAAGCAATTAAAATCCCCTACAAAGATCCCTTTACCGGTAAAGGCACAGTATACGTGCCTGACTTCTTTATTCAATATGTAGATGCCAAAGGTAAGATGCAAGTTGAGCTGATTGAAGTAAAACCTCAGAATCAAACAGTATTTGAAAAAGTAGGTAAAAACAAGCATAACCAACTACAGTATGCAAAGAACCAAGTAAAGTGGCGAGCAGCATACCAATGGTGTGCTAAACAAGGTATAAAATTTAGAGTATTAAATGAACAAGACTTATTTCACAATGGCAAAGTGAGATAAGTATTATTATGAAAAAACTCGAAGAAATCCTAAATTTGCCCGAAAGCAAAAAGACTATCAAAAAAGCTGAAAAGGAAAAGTCTGCAGAAGTTGCTGCTCCTTTCCTTAGAGATATGAGTGAATTTGATAAAATTGCAGCAGCATTACCCGCAGTAAAGGGGTTAGGAGATGCTAGCGATAGTGAGTTTGATGCTCTAGCACAACGAGCAACAGATGCCTATGACGACCTTATGGATCTAGGTATGAATGTTGAAGCACGGTATTCGGGGCGAATATTCGAAGTGGCCGGCGGCATGCTTAAAAATGCAATTGACGCAAAAGCAGCTAAAATAGATAAAAAACTTAAGATGATTGAACTACAGCTAAAGAAGCAGAAGCTAGATCAAGATGCGGGTAACGACGAAGGTGTAGACGTTACTGGAACTGGTGTTATTGTTTCCGACCGCAATAGTTTAATCGAAAAACTACGCAATATGAAATAAATAATATATCAGGACTCCACTATGAAATCGTTTACCGAATACTTACTAGAAAGCAAGGAAGAGAAGAAATACTCTTTTAAGATTAAAATTGCAGGCGACCTACCGGAACATTGCGAAGATGTTATGGAAACCGCTTTGAAGAAATATCAAGTAGCTAAATTTACTAAAACTAAGACTACGCCAATTCAAGCCAAGCTACAAGACTTTCCAACATTAGAAAATTTACAAGTTAATATTTTTGACATTGATCTAGAATATCCAACTACTAGCGCAGTATTAACAAACTACATGATTGAACAAACTGGCATTACTGCCGATAGAATCCGTGTACGTAGTCCATTAGAAGATGCAGAAAGTGAGTTAAATGCAGAGCATCTTGAAGTTGATAAAAAAGCATTATTAACACAAGACTATCAGAAAGAGAACAATCAAAATAGTGTCGGCGACAAAGGCATTAGTAACTTTCTTAAAGATATAGCAAAAGTTAGAAAAGAACATGTACAATACAAAGGTGTAAACGATGCTATCTTAGCAAAGAAAACACCAAAAGAAAAAGCACAAGATCAAGCTAAACCAAGTGCTGGCACAAGTCCAATCGGTTCTGCTAAAGGAAAAACAAAATGAACTTTAATGAACTATTTCAAAAGATGCGAGAGCTAGACGCTCCGGTCAGCGAAGAATTAAAAGGTGGGCAGAAGAATCTGGATGCTGACAAAGATGGAGATATTGAAGCTGATGATCTAAAAGATCTGCGTGATAAAAAAGTTGACGAGGAATTAGTTGGAGAATGTGGAGACATGTCAATGCCTAACGGTATGATGGGTATGCGTAATCCTGACCAACAAGATTCTATTAGCGCAAACATCAGCATGAATGCTAGTGGACAAGGCGGCATCCGTGATCTAATGGCTATCCTTCGCAATATTGAAAATGGCGGTGATGAAGAGCACGGTGGTGACGAACACGATATGGCCATTGCTATTAGAGGAATGGGCGACGAGCCAGAGCCGCTAATTGACATGGACGAGGCTGAAGCCGGCGGATTTGATCGGGCCAGTACAACTCCTGATCCACAGATGGCTCCGGCAAGTGCTGCCTTTCCAACAGGCAATGACATGCATAGCAAAGGTGGCAATGAAAGACCCAAAGTAAATGGTGGCGGGAACCCGTATGCTATGACTGCTGAAAGTTTAATTCCAAGACTTGCTAATCTTTATCAAGAAGTAAAAAGTCGTTAATTAGCTGTAAGCTACTCAAAGAGGCCCTAGAGGCCTCTTTTTTATTGTAAATAACATATGGCAACAAAAAGTTTAGATGGCGTTTTAACTAAAAAGGCGCACACCCGAGAAACCTTCACTGAGCGACACATTGAAGATTTAATCGCATGTTCAAATCCAGATAACGGATATCATTATTTCTGTGAAAATTATTTTTATATACAGCATCCTGTTAAAGGTAAAATGTTGTTTGCGCCGTTTAGTTTTCAAACACGACTGTTAGATGCATACCATAATCATAGATTTAATGTTAATATGTTGCCCCGACAGATGGGTAAAACAACTTGTGCCGCTGGGTATTTGTTGTGGTTTGCAATGTTTCATCCAGACCAAACAATATTAATTTCAGCGCACAAATTTACTGGCTCACAGGAAATTATGCAGCGTATTCGATACGCATATGAACTATGTCCCGATCACATACGTTCGGGTGTAGTAAACTATAACAAGGGCTCTATTGAGTTTGATAATGGATCACGTATTGTCTCTACAACTACTACTGGCAACACAGGTCGTGGTATGTCTATTTCCTTACTATACTGTGACGAGTTTGCTTTCGTACCTCCAAATATCGCCGATGAGTTTTGGACTTCAATTTCCCCGACACTAGCAACTGGTGGTCGAGCAATTTTAACATCAACACCAAACAGTGATGAAGATACATTTGCTATTATATGGAAAGAAGCCAATAAGAAGTTTGATGAGTTTGGCAATGAACAAGAAATTGGAGTAAACGGGTTTTTTCCGTTTACTTGTGAATGGAGCGAGCATCCGGATCGAGACGAGGTATGGGCAACCACTGAACGTGGCCGCATTGGTGAAGAACGATTCCGCCGAGAATATAACTGTGAGTTTTTAGTCTATGATGAAACATTAATTAACAGTATTCATCTAGCTGGAATGGAGGGTAAACAGCCTAAAATGAACATGGGGCAAACACGGTGGTACAAAGACCTTAGTAAAGATCACATTTATGCTATTAGTCTCGATCCTAGTTTAGGTACAGGCGGAAATAGTGCTGCTATACAAATATTTGAATTACCGTCATTTACACAAGTTGGAGAATGGCATCATAACTTAACTCCTATCCAGGGCCAAATACGAATATTAAAAGACATACTAGTTTACATACAAGAATGTATTGGAAGTGATAACAGCTCTAACATCTACTGGTCAATTGAAAATAACAATATTGGTGAAGCAGGGTTAGTTTGTATCCGCGACATTGGTGAAGATCATTTTCCCGGATTGTTTGTAAGTGAACCTATTAGAAAAGGTCATGTGCGAAAATTCCGTAAAGGATTTAACACAACTCACAAGACTAAAATATCAGCAGCCGCAAGACTAAAACACCTGATAGAATCAAACAAAATGAAGATTAGCAGTAGACCCCTAATCTCAGAGCTTAAAGCATTTATTGTTACTGGAGTTAGCTTTAAGGCAAAAAGCGGAGAAGAAGATGACTTAGTCAGCGCATTATTGTTAATTGTGCGTATGAGTCAAGTACTAGCAGACTGGGATTCTAGGGTGTTTGATAGTTTTAGCAGTAATGACGGTGCAGGGGACGAAGATTACGAGCTTCCAATGCCTATCTTTGTTTCATCTAATTAAAGATAAATATCAATATGGACAAGAATCTCGAACCAATCGCTAAAGAAC